CCATTGGATGACTAAGTGCGTAGACAGAATCGTTCTTAGTAAAGTCATCAAGTACTTTAGTAAAGCGATTGTCAACACCAAATTGTGCTTTAGTGATATCTTCGGCTGCTTTTGCAACAGCATCAGCGTTATTTAGTTTACCTACGCCTAATTCACTAGCCTTGAGGACCTTGATACCTTTACCAGCAGCAAGTGTTACATCTCCAACTAACTGAATAGCAAGGTCGAAGCCGCCTGATAAGCCTTTGCCCCACGCGCTTTTATTGAAAGCGGCTTCGCGTTGTGCTGGATCATAGATATTGAACTTTGGGTCATAAGTAGAACGAAATGCACCTACATAAGCCTGACCAAAAGATATATCTTGTGCTCCGGTGTATGCTTTTTTCCAAACATTAGGTTCAAAAAAACCAGTTGCTGCTCCAAGAACATCGCCAGAAGCTAATCTTTTGTTGACTTCACCTTGCGCTAATTGAAATGTTGTAAGAGGTTCACGGATATATTCTTGATTGATATAACCAATACGCTCAAGTGCTGGTTGTACACCAGGTACTTTCATAATAGCGCCAGCAGCAGATGCTAAAGGCTTGATTATATCTTTGCCTTCTGTTTCTGCAGCAGTTTTGAATGGTTGAATAAAACCGTTGTATTCTTCTGCGTCATTCCAAGGGGCAGTTCCTACATCCCAAGCAAAACGTGCTGTACTGCCAACACCACCTGCAAGTTCGCCAACAAATTTAGCAACATTAGTTACTGGGTTTGCTGCTGTTTTACCTACCGTTGAGGCAATGTCACCAATTCTGTTCCAAATACTCATAAACTATCAAATAACTGCCTAATAGCTGCTCGTGTTTCTGGAGAGGTATTTGGCTGATCTGAAATAAAATTCAATACTGGCTTATAAGAACTAATGGCTGCTCTAAAATTATTATCATCTGGTTGGCGCATTGCAAGCGCTTCAGATCCTGCTCCTGCGCCTATGTCTACTCCTTGAGTAATTGGCTCATCAGGGCGCTGTGTTGGGTCGTACAAACCAGTAACTGGTGCCTGTGCTCGTGGAACTGTAGGTGACTCAGAAATCTTTACACCACCAGTTTTGGCAAGTTTTGCGCCAGACATAATTTCTGCTGTTTCCTTGCCTTCACCATAGGATGTAGAACCCATTTCTAGGTTATCAGTGCGTGTGGAATATTTTCCTGGACCTGCGGGACCAGCGAGTGGATTCATTGGTGCAGTCGTCACTTGTCCTCCTCTAATGTTTCTAAATCTGTGACCATATCTTCCCACGCTTTATTAGTCTTAGACTTGTGGTTGGAATGGTAAATGGAAAGTTCTAGTAGTTCACCTGTCAAGGTTTCAAAAACTCTAGCAATATTATTTATAAATCCTACAAATATAACAACGAAATCTAAAAGACGTACTGGACGAGACATATAACCATCATCTTCCATAGTCCAGTACGCCTTTCAAATAAAAACATTTATCCCTTTTTTACTGCTGTACCTTTACGACCTGCTGGCATCATTGATGGTACAACCTTGCCTGGACCTGCTGGCTTGGAGGTATCCTTCTTGCCTTCAACTGGCATTGACATTGGTGCTGCTGCACGTGATCCTTTATTCATATTACACCTCCTTCATTTATGCTGCGCCGGTGATACCAGCTAGTAGTTGGGCTATATCGGGTTTTTGACCAGCAGCAGGGGCCTGACCAGCTTGTTCTTGTGGAGGTTGCTGCGAGGCAGGAGCGGGGGCCACACCTGCTGCTGGAAGTTGTTGTTCCATTCCAGGTGCCATAGGTGGCGCGGCTGGTGGAGCTGGAGGCATAAATGCCTTTTCAATAATGTTTTCTAACGCTTGTCCTTTTTGGCGCCCTTGGATAACAGTTGCGATGCGACTGATAATTTCTGAAGGGTCTTGACCTTGCGCCGCGAGAGCCGGTATCGCCTGTGCATACTGTGCAACAGCAACACGCAAAGAATCGCGCATCTCTTCAATATCAACACGTTGTTCCTCCTGAGTTACATTGAGGTCCATTGGAATCTCACGACGTACATAGTCGCGTGAAACAAGTTTGTCTGAACGCATTTGTAGTAATGCAATGATGGCGCGGTTAGGGTCCATACCAGACATAATTCCGTAGCGAACATCTACTCCATACTCGCCCTTGATATCACGAGATGGGGTGTACTTGAGTACATAAGGTGTACCGTCATCGGTTCCCTTGATAGTCTTTGGAATACCACCAAATACTTTTTCATCTGCTTCAAAGCAAAGGGATGTAAGTTCTGTAAAGAGTCTAGCAAACTGTGCTTGTGCTGCCTTGATCTGTGTGTCAAAGCCTGCTTGTAAGGCTTGTACGCCACGACCAGTAACAACGGATGCGTCAATGTTGCCTGAACGAGATTCAGGATAGCGAGCACCCATACGAAGTTCACGCTCTAGTACACCGGACTCAGTAAAGACTCCAGGTGGTAGCTCTAGTGGAACTCTGCGGATACCTTGTGGGTTAGCAGAGCGCATAATGGCATCAGGACCAAGGGCCAACTCTTGCACATCTTGTGGGATAGCAATAGGTGCTTGAATAGATTTTTCTGCTGCTTGAATCTGCAAGATAGCAAAGCGAGCACGAGCGAGTTGTACTGAGAGTACATCATCGAACTGACCACGAGCTTCACCGTCTAGGGATGAACGCATAACGGTACGGGCCATACACTTGCCAAGAACGTTTGGAGTATTAGATAGAACTAGATTCTTACGCTCTGGTAAGTAGAGCAAGTCTTGATCCTTGTCGTGGTACTTGACCATTGAGACATAAGGAGAGCCTAATAGGTAATTGTTTCTACCAAGGATTTGCTCGTAGAACTCTGGGTATTGCGCTGCTAGAGTTTCGGTATCGCTAATGATTACCTGTGTAACAGATATGGTGCGACCATAGCGGTCTAGTTCTGGATAAATACCAAATGGGTTGAGCATACGGATACGTGGGTTGTTGTCATCGTAATCCATCTCAACCATACCAACGCACATACCATAGGTGTTATACCAGTCAGCGCCGGTATACATCTGCAGTTGTAAGTCAGAGTTTGAGATATAAAAATTGGCAATACGAGTTCTAGTATCTGCTGCCTTGCGTGCAGTATCGGAAACCATATTAGTTGCTGAACAGTTGAAGGATGGCAGTGGTGCCATAGCTTCTGCTAGATCACGTGCTGCTACGTCAATGAAGTTTGCAACGAGAGGCTTTGGATAGTCCTCTGAGAACATAGAAGGAAATACCTTAGAGATATCTCCTTGACGCACGGAAAGCACATCGCGCATACGTTGGTCACGCGCTGATGAGCGTGTGCGTAGCCGCGATAGTTTCGCGTCAACTTCTTTGACTGATAACAATGGGGTTCCTTACTTAGATTTATTTTGCTTATATGGCTTATCAGCTTTTGCTTTAGCAAGAGCCTTCTTTGCCTTTTCTGCGTCAATTATTCTTTGAGCCTGCTTTTTTGCAGTAGCGTTTACGGCATCTATTTTTTTAGCGGCATTAGCGTATGCTGCTTTTTTTGAATCACCGGCAATCATATTATCTTGTGCCTTCATTTTGACTTTTGCACGTTCAACTGAACCTGATGCTGCTTCTAATTTTTTACTACCTGTTGCAAGAGAAGGTCCTTGTGCAGATTTTAGCGCACGAGCAGTTGATCCTGCTTTTGCTGCCTTAGCAGCAGTAGCTGCTACTTTGACTCCACGACCTGCTGGAGTAAGAGATGCTGCAATAAGGGCTGCTTTACCTAGACGCTTTGCGCCAGCCTTGGTTACTTTTACAGGATTGTTGCCGCCAGCACGTGCTTTGCCTTGTGCTATTTGTTGCGCTGTTGGCTTCTTTTGTACTGGCATTTCAACTCCTTAGTTAGCTGTATTTGGATATACGCCGGTCTTTTTAGTAATCTTTGCCTTTAGTTTCTGACCAGAAATAAAATCTTGTTCGGACTTTGTAAGTGGCTTCTTAGTTGCTTTTGGCTTTGGCTTTGCTGTTGGCTTCTTTGGTGTCATTGCCATTTGCTTCTCCTTAGATTACTCTCATTTGATTTTGTTCTGCGAAGGCTTCATCTAAGTTGATGACTGTTCGCTTGCCTATCTCTTGGCGAGATAAGAAAGGATTTTTCATATGGTGGGTTGCATACTTACCATAGTTGAGCATCTCTCTTGCTCTAATCTCACAAAACCATAGAGCCATTACTAAGTCAGTCTTACCTTTGGTAGTAGGTGACCAAGTAACTAGCTGCTCAATCAAAGACTTTATATTCTCTGTCTGATCTGATGGCAGGTGTATCAAATTATCTCTGTGGTGCTTACCGTCGTGTTGCTTAGTACCAAAGAGGGTAGACATAGAGGCAACACCGAATCCGGCATCCCACTTATTAGAACCAGTATGGTGTTCCTTGAACTGGACACCGCGAGATGCTAAGTGCATACGAATACCTTCATCTTGTGTCAAGAAGGACTGGAAGGCGTTCTTTTCGACAACCCACTCGGAAGGGGAGTAGAGGGATGTCCAATCAAATATAAGATTACGGATAGCGGCTGGAGACGGTCTGCTAATCTTGATAGCATCTACGATATACCTTTTGCTAGTAGCGCGGTCAATGGCGTAGCATATGGCTGCTGTATCGCCAATCATTGCAGGGTCTAGTCCACAAATATAAGTAAAGCCATTGAGATCGCGTGGATGTCCTGGGTGTCCAGCAGTTAGGTGTCCAGACTTTCGCATACCGTCAATAGAGCCACGAACACATACTGGGTCAAAGGCTGCATCATCAGATATATCTTGCTGTTGATAAATCAGCGCCCACGTACTTGCATCCATAGACTGGCGTTCGTTGTAGAGATTGCGCCCGTTCCAGCGTGGATATAATCCAGTAGTGGGGTGCTTCTCTGCTTCCATCTGACCGTCAAAGGGTTGGTCGGAATAGGGCCATAGAGTTTCCCACTTGTCAGGGTCATCATCTACAGTGAGCAGGGCTGGCATTGCAAGATAGGACCAAGGTACTAAACCGCCTGGGTATCTATCTTCGTTGCGTAATTCCTTGTATAGGTCAACGGAGGCTACACGCGTTCCAATAATAATAAGTTTACCTGTAGGGTTCAAACGAGAACGCACATCTTGTGTTAGCCACTTGATCTGTCTCTCAAAGTCATTAGCGTTAGACAGCGTTACAGCATCGTCTACAATAATCATATCGGCACGCTTGCCGTAAATCTGACCGCCGATACCGACAGCCTCAATGTTTGGGTCTTTCTCACCAGTCTCACGTAGCTCATCACCAAAGGTAATACGCGTGGCTTGCCACGAAGCCGACTTGGAGTTGAAGCCGACACCGGCTGCATAGGCCTGCTGGAGTTCTTCATACATCGGGTGAGTCAGTCTTTGCTTGATAGCGTAGAGGAAGTCTGCTGCCAAGCGCTGTGTCTGGGATACAATCAAGACTCTAAAGTTGGGGTTCTGGCATACCTGCCAGGTTACATAGTCAACCGTGATGGTCATAGACTTTGCGTGGTTTGGCGGGATGTTGAGAAGGATACGGTTATTAGCTAGACCCTCTTCATACTTCATAGCCGGATGAAGCCACGAAGGTTTACCAGTTTCAATCATATCCACCAGATTTTGCTGGTGTGGGAATGTGTTGCTGTGAAGGAAGCGTTTTCTAAATTCTGCGAATGTGATGTCGTGGACGTCGCCGGATTGGAATTGCTTATCCTTTAGTCCAAGGCGTGTACGATCTACCTTGTCTGTAAATACCTTATCGGTGCGGCGGTAATACTCATAAGTCTTCATAGACTTACCGGCGGAAGCGCAGGCTTGCTCTATGGTCATACCTTCTGAGACGCAGCCAAGAATAATTCTCTTGGCTATGTCGGCCGAATTTTCTGCCACGTATTACTCCCTACTAGAGCGCCGCGATTGGCGCGAAATGCTTTCTTTTATACTAGGCAGGGGAATGTCAAATACTAGGCGTTTGGGTTTGATCTAAAAATAGATAGAACTATCCCCACTAAAAGCATACTGGGCGGTTAGTACAGCGCGCCCTTTAGGGCGCAGTTCTAGGGGTAGTTGCTGGCTCGCCCTTAGGGGGCTCGCGTAGTGTAAACGTAGCGACAGTTACGGTCGCAAAGCTTCACTTCCCCGCTTTGCTCCCTACTAGTACTAAGGCAGGAAATTTAGAGCATTTCCCGCTTTTACTACTGTGTTCTTGGTCACACTTATATAACCGCAGGTCAGAGGCGGGATCACTTTGACTTTAGGAAAAATATTTGTTTGGGGAGTATATACCCCCTGCGCTTGCAATTCAACAACGGGGGGTGCTCTGTCTAAGTCTTACGGTGCAGTAGAGGTGCAGACTTGGACAGATTGGGGGCGATTGTCTGGGATGTTGCTAGAAAAAAGGGAAGGGCTTGCTACCGCCTCGGCTCCCCTGACATATCCTCAACAAATGTAAACGGTGTACAGATTGCCTTCGTATGTCCACCGAAGACATCACGGCGCGGCCAGTTGCCAACCGTTGAAGATCTCAGGAAGTTCTCAAGTTACCGAAATATTTTCCTGGTAACTTACCGGTCGGTAACTTAGTTATAACGAAACGTTATCGGGCCGATAGCTACAAAATCCCCACTCGATGGGTGAGCCTCCTACCTGCTTTCTTCTGATATCCTGAACCCGTGAGATTCCAACCCCTCACGGATTGAAGGCAACAAAATGTTGAAATGTTTTATCTGCCGCAAAAGAACAGAAATAAATCAGATTCAAAAGGGAATGACTTGTACAAGTTGTACCGATTTTCTTACTCGTTCAGGTGGACACCAATACAAAGACGGCGAAACAGTCGAACAATATTCAACGCGACTAACCGAAGTATTAGATATGAAAATTGGAGTGACCAACTAATGACAACAGTTATTCAATACAAAGGTCGAGTGTGGACTTGCAACGACCATAACAACGCAATAACAAAACTCCTTGAAGAAGGAAAAACAAAGCACGCAAAAGAACTAATTGCCTCAGTTCACCCAAAGAAAGGCAACTGGTGCAAAGAGTGCGCCCGTCTCTATGATGAGACACCACCAAGCAACCGCTAACCAAGACCGAAACGCCGTGAGGCGTCTAGCCATAAATTGGCTACTGATGAGGTCAGCAACTAACGAAAGAAGGCAACTAATGGAACTAGAACTAGCACCGTATCAAGTCGAAGCTCTAGCAAATGCACAGAAGCAAGAAGACAAAGCATATGAACGCCGACAATTAGCCGATGAAACAATTCTAAGATTACTCTCTGATATCTACACCCAGAAAAGCGCACCAACTGAACCAGAGATCTTCTTTCAACTTCGCCAAGCATTCGGCGCATATGAAGAAGCTGAAACCCGTTGCTGCGCGACTACTGACCGACTAACTGAACTTCAAATCTCATACCGTGACTAATCTAAAATCTGATCAATGGGGGAGGCTCCCCTATCTATACCAACCAAAGAAAGAAGGAAGAAAATGCCAAGAAGTAACGAAGAAGTTTCAACGATTCGCATTTGTAAGTCTTGCGATGTCGCACATTCCTATTGGTTTGGCAAAACTTGCGGAGAATGTGGGGCTTCCAACTGATGTTCATTGCAATTTGTGAAGGTACTTCGGACGAAATTTATGCTTGTTCTGAACGTGAAGATGATGCCAAGTTTTTGCTCTTCACAAGAGTGAAGCTTTATCTAAAGGATCGAAATGCGCCAAGAACCCAAGATTTCACCCTTGAACAACTCGAGGAATATTTCGGGTGCGTAGTGGTCAAGGTTGAAAATAACGGGGGCGGGTTTCTAAAATAAGACCGAAACCCCTTCGGGGGTCGTGGCGTAATTCGTCACCTGATGATGGTCAGACAACAGAGAGAGAAGGCAAGAAATGAAAGCAACTAGAACGAATGCAATAGATGGAACCTCCCTACAAGGGGAGATTTCAACAACAAAAGCGCAACTAATAGAAACATTCGGCGCTCCAAATTGGGAGACTACTTTCGACCCTATTTTTCACACGGGTGAGAAAGTGACCACCGAATGGGCGTTTGTATTTGAAGATGGAACCCTAGCCACCATTTACGATTGGAAGCGTTACGAGCAAGGAAGCCCCGACCTCAACGAGGTTTACAGTTGGCACATCGGAGGATTCTCGCCCGTAGCGGTTGAACGAGTAACCCAAGCGCTTACACCAAAGAAAAGCATAAAAAGATCTTTATTCGTCGAAGCGCGAGAGTGGTTCGACAAGGTAAACGGGAACTCTTATTTTTCTGCCCGTGTTTGGGTAGATGGCGAGATTGTTACCGTACTTCCTTTCCAGTATGGATATGGAAACCAAAACGAACACGAAGCGCAAAAGAAACTCATCGAGCTTGGCTACTTGCCACAAGAGAGCGAAAATCGGGGCTTGTGGTCAATCGCTGCACAAATGGGCTTCGACTACTACCACGCAAAGACCTTTACTAATAAAAAAGAAATGTTCAAATAATGACAAGCCAACAATTCATAACGGGTCTAATCGCCCTCCCTTTTCTGATGTTGCTCTCCGCGGCCGCTGAGGCAAAGCTGAGAGAGTTTCACCGCCGAGGAATGGCAAGGGTCGCACGCTTTGACGAGAGAGAGAGGGCGAATAATGGACTATGAACAACGTTCAGAAATTCTAAAGCTTGAACTTCGCAGAGATGAAATTCTGGGTCTTGCTTGGGCTTGTAGGCAGACTGGAAAAATTGGAATGGCGATAGATCTTGAAAAGATTGGAGAAATAAAGGAGGACAATTAGAGGAGGAATATCGCGCCTCATAGTCAAAAGCTTTGGGGCGCGGTATCCTTTCCCTAATGGGGGAGGAGCTACCAGGAAAATCCTGCGAGCTTGCGCAAAAGAGAGAAACTACACTAAAGAGAGAGAGAGCAAGTAATGAAATACATCGTATGCGGATCGTATGAAAATCCAAAAAAGGCAAAAAGTTATGCAAGGTTTAGTTCGAAGTTGGACTACCAAACACAAGAAGAAGCACAAAAATTAGTTGAAACTTGGAAAATTGAGAGAGATTATTCTTACATATGGATAGAGGAGAGCAAGTAATGAGAGAGTACGATTATGAATGGATAGTGCAAGAAAGATCACCCGATATAAATTGGGTAACTTGGCGAGTAAGAGAGAGAGAAGGCGAGTAATGAGTGAACCTACGTTAGAAGATGATTATGCAAGAGGGCTAGTAGATAGCGACCCTGTATATGCAGAGTGTCGTGAGTGCGACGCAGAATATGAAGTCAATGGAAGATACGATTACTATTGCGCTAAGTGCGTAAAGGAGGGCAAGTAATGAGTGATCCGACGGTAGAATACTGGCAAGCCAAAGCAGACCTATGCAGGCAGCAGGCTATTCAGGAGATGGTAGAGGGAGAGAGCGCGTTAGCATCTAAGAACCTGCTAAGAATGGTAAACGCTCTAAGTATGGTAGGCATAATCAACGACAATAAGAGAAAGGTGGAGGGCAAAGATGAGTGAGACTATTGTAGTAAAGACTAAAACGTGCCACGTATGTGGTAAGTATGAGTTATGGAGTTTAGATTCCAATGCGGTAAAAAGTTGGCAAGAGGGAGAGTATATTCAAAGGGCTTTTCCTGATATGTCTATAGAAGATAGAGAGATTCTTATATCTGGTACGCACCCTGCGTGTTGGGATAAACTATTTCCAGAGGAGGAAGATGATGAGTGAAGTAATTGCATTTCATCCAAAGAAATCAAAACTCGATCTACTATATGAAGTGGTAGAGGAGGACGGTAACGCAAGGTGGGGCGGCGCTTCGCCTTATGAAGCTATTAGGTGGCTTAGAACATCACCGTTAGGCTCACGTATGTTAGTATCAGGGTGGGAGGGCGACGATGTAGATGCTCAACCAGTCGGCCAACCACTAGACGTTACCCACCTGGTAACTGCTGCCATAGCGAGTTCGCTATGACTTACATTCTAGGGTTAGCAGTTGTATTACTAATAGCGTATGGTCTTATAGTGTTGGAGGAGAAACTAAATGAAAGACAATGAACGAAGGGTAGCTATTGCTACTAAGAAAGCAGTTCGTGATCGTAACTACAGACGAGCAAGAGATCGTGCATTAGTGCGCCTTGCTCACCTTTATCCCGATACATACAAGCAACTGCTTGAGATTGAGAAGGCGTTCGATGAACAAGAAGGTAAGAAATGGATTGCTATTGACGGTACTACTAACCTTAGCGTTGGTACTCATACCAGAGCGAACGGTACACCTGCCTTTGGAAATCCCGCAGATGCGGGAGAGAACAAAGGCAACGATGGAGGAGAAGCGTGAAAACATACGTATATCGAAGCGTTACGCTTACCTCATACACAACTGGAGAGGGAGAGAGTCAGTCTGCCTCGTCACCTTATGGACCGGTGAGAGCAGGTTTGACCACCTTGCAAAGAATAGACAGGGAAGCTCAGCTTTTGGTATTGCTCAACTCCTTGGAGAGAAAAGTAGAGACCCTGGTGAGCAAATCATCAAAGGTCTTAGATACATCGCTAGCCGGCACCTCACACCTTGTCGAGCCTTGCGCTTCCATAACCGACACAACTTCTACTAAATGATTACGGGTGTATCACTATTTGCAGGAGTAGGTGGTTTTGATCTTGCAATGCAACGCAACGGAGTCAAAGTTGTGGCTTCGGTAGAGATAGATAAGCACTGCCAATCAGTGCTCTCACATCAGTTTCCTGATGTAAAGATATTCGACGATGTAACTACAGTAAAGGGAAGTGACCTAATTGCAGCAGGATTTGAACCAAGCACAGGAATTATTACAGGAGGATTTCCCTGCCAAGACCTCTCAGTCGCTGGCAAAAGGGCTGGTCTTGCTGGCGAGAGAAGCGGGCTATTCTGGGAAATTGCAAGAATTGTGGAAGAAACGCAGAGCGAGTACTTCCTCATCGAAAACGTACCTGGTCTGTTATCCAGTAACAAAGGACGAGATTTTGGAGTCGTCATCGGAACGATGGCCGACCTCGGGTATTCTATTGGATGGCGTGTGCTTGATGCTCAATACTTCGGAGTACCCCAGAGAAGGCGTCGTGTCTTCATCGTTGGGAGACGTTCTGCTTCCAACGGCGTTGCCGAAGTTCTTTTTGAGTCCAAGAGCGTGCGAAGGAATTCTTCGACGAGCCAACAAACGGGGCAAGACGCTACCACCAGCACTACAAGAAGCACTACAACTACAAGCCTCGGCAGTGGAAAAGATATAGCTAATACAATTCCAGCAGAGTTATATCATCACGGATCAGTAGTAAACCAAGACGCTAATAACGGACACGTTGTTATCCATCAAGGCTACACTTCTTCTTCATTTGCACAATATGCAGAAGGAGTAGGAACGCTACGCTCATCAGGCGGTGATCTAGGTGGAGGAAGTGAAACCC